GAACTACTCCGCTGGGCGTTACCACTGGCAAATGTACATCAAGCGCACTTCTGACAATGAGCGTATTACCTTAGATTCTGGCGCATTTATTATTCAACCGAATAAAGCCACTGCAACAACCGACCCCCGCTCTAACAATAAAGTGATGCTAGATGCTATTGACGCTCTGCTTGCTGGAAGAGCAACCAAAGATCAAATGGGCTACTCCATTGCAGGACGATCAATCACTAGAATTCCAATTCCCGACCTTATGGTTTGGCGAGACCAATACGCCGCGAAATATGTAAAAGAAGTTCGCATGGAGCGCATTAAAGCTGGTCTAGGCCAATCTGGAACAATTAAAGCGAGGTTTGTGTAAATGGGGATCTTGAGCTTTTTGGACAAGAGAAACGAGCCAGAAAAGCCTACTGTGAAAAAACGGAAAAAAGCTTTTCGCAGATATGGCTCTAGCGTTATTGATCGCCTCACCCAAGATTTTAAAGGCTCTAGGCTGACCGCCAATGGTGAGCTAGAGGTTAGCTTGAGAATTATGCGAGCTAGATCACGACAGCTAGCAATGGATAATGATTACGCCTCTAAATTTTTAAAGATGGTTAAGGCCAATGTTGTTGGCGTTCATGGAATTCAACTTCAAGCGCGTTCAGTGAGAGAGGATGGTTCTCTTGACAAGCAAGATAACGACACTATAGAAGAGGCGTTTCGTGAATGGAGCTTGCCTGAGAATTGCTCAGTTACGGGTCGGTTATCTTGGGTAGACGTACAACGGCTAGTTATTGAAAGTTGTGCTAGAGATGGTGAAGTCTTAGTGGTTAAGGTTCGTAACTTTGATAATGATTTTGGCTTTGCTGTTCAAATTATTGAAGCAGATCATTTAGACGAGGATTTTAATCTAACTTTAGCTAATGGCAACAGAATCATTATGTCAGTTGAAGTTAACGAGTGGGATGCTCCTGTGGCTTATCACTTGCTAACTGACCACCCCAATGAAACCTCAATTTCTTACAAAGGTAAAAAATACAACCGCGTTCCTGCGACCGATATTTGCCACCTATTTATAGCAGAACGACCAAGCCAAATGCGCGGCATCCCTTGGATGAATACCGCCATGAAGCGTTTAAATATGATCTCTGGCTACGAAGAAGCCGAGCTAATTGCTGCGCGTATTGGTGCAAGTAAAATGGGCTTCTACACTTCTCCTGATTCTGATTCTTATGTAGGTGAAGAGGATGCATCAGGGAATCTTTTAACTGATATGGAACCAGGAGTCTTTGAACAACTTCCAGCAGGGATGAGCGTTGAGACTTTTGACCCTAGCCATCCAAACTCAGCCTATCAAGTGTTTATCAAGACTGTGTTGAGAGGCGCGTCCAGTGGTCTTAACGTGGCTTACAACGGCCTAGCAAACGACCTTGAGGGCGTAAACTTTAGCTCTATCCGCAGCGGTGTTTTAGAAGAGCGCGAACATTGGCGAATACTGCAAAAGTGGGTCGCTGAACAATTACATCGGCCTGTTTATCAAGCGTGGTTATCTCAATCGCTAAGAACTCAAGCGCTTAAATTACCAGAAAAGAAGTTTAAAAAGTTTACCAAAGTGAACTGGCAGCCTCGCGGCTGGGCTTGGGTTGATCCGCTAAAAGATCAGCAAGCCAACAAATTGATGGTTGAGATGGGAACGGGCACGCTTACTGCAATAACAGCAGCGGCGGGTTTGAATTTTATTGACGTATGCGCCGAGCGTAAAGCTGAGCTAGCTGTTTTAGAAAGCTTTGGCCTAACTACTAGCGACCTAATTAACAACACGCCAGAGGCTTCTAATGAATGAACTAAATACGGGCGATTTATATCGCACCTTTAATTTGAATAGGGAATCTGTTGATGCGGAAACGCGAACAGTAGACCTAGCTTTTTCCAGTGAGGAGCCTGTTGAGCGCTGGTTTGGAAGAGAAATACTAGACCACAATCCCAACGCTATTCGTCTTGGCAGACTAAATGGTGGCGGGGCTGTGTTAGTAGACCATGACCCATCAGATCATGTTGGTGTTGTGGAATCTGTTTCTGTTGATGGTGATCGGGTAGGTCGAGCCACAGTTCGTTTTGGCAATAGCGCACGCGCAACGGAAATATTTAATGACGTAATGGATGGTATCCGTAAACACGTTTCAGTTGGTTATCGCATTCACCGCATGGTGATGGAAGATGAAAAAGAGGGTGAGGAATCTTACCGCGCCTTAGATTGGGAGCCATACGAGGTCTCTATAGTCAGTATCCCAGCAGATGCTTCTGTAGGTGTAGGCCGAAACGCCTCCAGCAATCATAAAACATTAATCGAAGTTCAAGAAGTTAAAGAAATTAAGGAACCAATTATGGATACGCCAGTAGTAGAAACCCCGACTGTAGATGTTCGGGCAGAAGTAGAAGCGGCACGCCGCTCAGAAGTTGACCGCATTCAAAACATTGAAGCAGCGGGTAACTTGCACAATCAAAAAGAAATGGCTCGTACATTTATCAATGATGGAAAATCTGTTGACGCTTTCCGCGCTCAACTATTAGACACCATTGGAACTGCCCAGCCAGTAATAAAGAAAGATAATGACATTGGTTTAAGCGCCAAAGAAATTCGTAATTTTTCTTTTATGAAAGCAATTCACGCCTTAGCTAACCCTAGTGACCGCCGCGCTCAAGAAAATGCAGCGTTTGAGTTTGAAGCTTCTCGCGCAGCCGCAGATCAAATGGGCAGAACAGCCCAAGGTTTGTTTGTACCATCGGAAGTTTTGAAACGTGATTTGAACGTAGGCACTGCAACCGCTGGAGGCAACACTGTTGCAACCGATCTTCTAGCCAGTTCATTTATTGAATCGTTAGAGAATGCAATGGTTGTTTCTAGCATGGGCGCAACCATGCTCCGTGACTTAAACGGCAATGTAGCTATTCCCCGTCAAACCAGCGGAGCAACAGCCTACTGGGTTGCTGAGTCTGCGGCTGTAACTGAGAGTCAAGCAGCATTTGATCAAGTCACAATGACCCCAAAAACTGTGGGCAGCTTTAGTGATATTTCTCGAAAGCTATTGCTCCAAAGCTCAATATCAATTGAGGGTTTTGTTCGCAATGACCTAGCAATGCGCTTGGCAATGGCGATTGATTTGGCAGCGATTGCTGGCACTGGCTCTAGCAACCAGCCGACTGGAATCTTGGCAACTACTGGCATCGGTGCAAAGACATTTGCAGCGGCGGGTAATCCGACCTTTGGCGAGATGGTTGATGTTGAATCTCAGGTTTCTATTGATAACGCTTTAATTGGCTCGCTAGGTTATATGACTACAGCGGCAATGGCTGGCGCAATGAAACAGAAGGCAAAAGATGCTGGATCTGGTCAGTTTGTCATGGCAAATGGTCAAGTGAACGGCTACAACATGGCAGTTACTAACCAAATGACTGCCAATACAGTTGTGTTTGGCAACTTTGCTGATCTAATCATCGGCATGTGGGGCGGTCTGGACATCAACGTGGATACTTCTACTGGCTCTGCTTCTGGCACTGTTCGCGTAGTTTGTTTGCAAGATGTTGATATTGCTGTACGTCACGCTCAGTCATTTGCTAAAGGCTCAGGCGGTTCATAACCACTTAATCCTTTAAATAGGGCGGGGTCAAACCCGCCCACTTAGACGAGGTTTTTATGCAAATTAAAATTTTAAGTTCAACCGCTGCTAGTGGTGTAGATTTATTAAAGGGAGCTATTGCCGAGGTGAGCGATAGTGATGGACGGGTGTTGATACAGATGGGTAGAGCGGAAGCTTATAGTGAAGCCCCAAAAGCGCCTAAGAAAAAGAGTAAATAAAAATGGCATTTGCTGAGGATTTTTCTGAATTTTTTGATACTGATGATTTTGCTATAAACGCAACAATCGCGGGTTCATCGGTCAGTGGAATCTTAGATGAGGCTTTTATAGAGGTCGCTGGCATTGAAGGCGTTCATCCTACTTTTGCGTGCGCTAACGCAGATGTTCAAGGAGTGGGTCATGGTGCTTCCGTGGTCATTGGCTCTACTACTTACCATGTGATCGGTATTCAAGTTGATGGTACTGGAATGGTCGAGCTAGTTTTAGAGGATCAATCCTAGTGGCTCATGCAAGACAACAAGTTAGAGAGCAGCTAGTAACTACTTTGACAGGATTAACGACAACGGGCAGCAGAGTTTTTGATACCCGTATTTATGTTGACCATGATTCCTTGCCCTGCCTGACTATTTACGCAGACAAAGACACTGTAAACGAGGATTTGAGCAGCGCAACTAGAACATGGCACAACCTCACTTTGAGAGTTGAGGCAAGAGCTAAGACTAAAAATGGAGTGGAGGATTTAATAGACACTATCTGCGCCGAAGTAGAGACCGCCATTTTTGCTGATAAAACGCTCAATGGAAAGTTAGTTGAGGTGATGCTAGAGGACACTGACATTGAATACAGCAACGAATCTGACAAACCCATAGCGGTAGCAACCTTGACGTTTAATGGTGTTTACAGAGTAAATCCAGCCGCTCCATCAACACTGGCTAACTAGAGGAATTTTAAAATGCTGATGTACAAGGATAAGGCTAGCGTGGATGTTCACGCCTCGCAGATTCAAACCATGAAAAATCGCGGTTGGAGTAATAAAGCACCAACCGCAAAACCAAAGAAAGTAACTAAAACTAAGGAGGCCAACTAATGGCTAATCATGCAGCTACGGCGGGTCTTGTTAAAATTGGTGGAGTCACTATTGGAGAAATCCGTAGTTATTCATTAAATGAAACGGCAGGAACCATTGAAGATACCACTTTAAACGACACCTCTAAAACCTATAAGGCGGGGCAAACTAGCTTCTCAGGCTCTTGTGAGATGTTTTTCGATGAGGGAGATAACGGACAAAATGCGGTCACTATTGGAGCCACAGTTGTGCTAACGCTTTTCCCAGAAGGAGACACTAGCGGAGACACCTTTGCTACTGGAACAGTGGTTGTTACTGAGGTTGGTTTGAGCGCTTCAATTGATGGAATGGTTGAGCAGACCTTTAGCTTTACTGGCTCTGGCGCAGTTGTTTGGGCGACAGTTTCATAGGTTTCACTGGCTAGGCGAAAGCTGAAAAAGTCCCTCCCCGTGGCTCTGCCAGTGAATTTTTTAACGGGGAACTAATTAACGGGGAATTTTTTATGAGTGAAATGTTAGAAGCGGCAAAAGTTCAATTTAGAGAACGAATGAGCGGCAAGTTAAAGCAAGCAGATGTTCCCGAATGGATAGTAAATGGGAAGCCGTCAATTATTTATTATAAACCTTCCATGAATTTCAGAGAGCAAGGTGAGGTTCTAAAATTACACGCAGATAACAAGCAAGCCGAAGCAGTGGCTATGACGTTTATTTTACGTGCGTTAGATGAGGATGGTACGAAGCTATTTAAGAAGGCCAATATGACTGAGATCATGACTAGATTTGATCCAGAAATTATTAGCAGGGTAGTTTCTGAAATGGGCGGTGATGATCCTGATGTTGAGGACGCAACAAAAAACTAAAAGAAGATCATGATCTAAGATTCGCTATGATTTTAGCGGATCACCTCCACAAAAGTTTGGAGGAAATTATGATCTTACAAACTGATGAAATACTGCTCTGGGCGGCTTACTTGGAAATGAAGAATGGCAACTAAAGATATTAAGATAACGATCAAAGCTGTCAATAATACTAAGAAAGCGTTTAGGGCGGTTACGGCTGGTCTAAAATCCATAGCGCGTGCTGCTTTTTCAATGAAAGCGGCTATCGGTCTAGCGGCTGGCGTGGCTGGTATTGGTTTCCTGATTAAAAAATCTATGGATGCTACTGATAGCATGGCGAAGGTTAGTCGATCTATCGGAATATCGGTTACTGAGTTGCAAAGGCTAAGGCATGCGGCAAGCATTGGTGGCCTAGAGGCTAAGTCGCTAGATAAAGCCATGCAAAAATTAGCAATCAACATCTCAGATGTTGCTAGCGGAACAGGCATTGCTAAAGAAGCTTTTGATAGGTACGGAATATCTTCCACCCACATTGACGGATCGACCAGAAGTGTTACTGACGTTCTAGGCCAAGCTGCCACTGCTCTTGAAACAATGACCAACGAAACAGACAGAGCTAGCTTTGTGTACGACCTGTTTGGTGCGCGTGGCGCTAAAGTTATCAACATGCTTAAAGATGGCAAAACCGCAATGGAGGCCATGAAAAAAGAAGCTGATGAGCTTGGTTTAGTGATGAGCTTGGAGCTTATTGAAGGGGTCGAAAACGCTAACGATTCGATTGCTCGTTTAACTGATTATCTGGGTAATGTTTTTCACAGAGTTGTTGCTTCAATCGCGCCAATTATTGAATCTGCCTCAGAAGCCGTACGCTCCTTTGTGGAGATGAAAATAAACAAGCAGGGCGGTATTACCGCTTTTTCTAAAAACATAGCTATCACCATTTTAGAAGCTGCTAGCGCAATAGTTGAAGCCTCAACCTCAATGCTAAATAGTTTAGCGAGAATTGCTACAGGAGCGGGTCGCTCAATACAAAAAGTATTAGAGTTTTTACCTTCTAGCTTGGGCGGTTTAAAAACATTAAAAGCTATAAACATAGAGTTAATAGAAATAGCTCAAAATAGAGAAAAACTTTCTGAGTCGTTTGATTCTGCAATGTTTGGTGAAGATTCTAAATTAGATGACAGAGAGGTAGTTCTTAGAAAAATAATTGCTTCTGGTAATTATTTGCAAGATATAGAGCCTTTTAAAAACTTCAATACTAATGGAGCAGTTTTAGAAATTAACAAACTCTTAAATAAAATGAAAGAGACAAATATATCATTACCTCCTGTTGTTGGGGCTAGCGAAGGGGCTGACAATAGCCCAATGGTTTCAAAAAATGCACAAGAATACCAACTAGCTTTTGACCATCAAAGAACAATGATGACATTAACTCAAAATGCTTTAGGCCGACAAGCTAAAGCCGAAAAATTAGCCGCTCAAGAAATACAGGCTGAACGATCAAAGGCGTATGGAATACAGTTTCAATCACAAATTCGTGGCGCTGAGATTATGCGGATCGCTCGACAAAAAGACATTGGCGATTTAAAAGATGAGGGAAGAACAACGCTTGAAACTTTGGGCGGTCACTATCAAAAAGCGTTTGCACTAAATAAAGCGTTTGCATTAAAGGATGCAATTGTTAACACCTATAAGGCTGTTTCATCTGCTCTAGCATCAACACCATTCCCACTCAATTTAGGGTTTGCAGCCCTTGCTTTAGCTAATGGCATGGCTCAAGTTTCTGCAATTCGCGGTACTCAATTTAGAGAGAAGGGAGGCCCAATGTCAGCGGGTTCTCCATACATTGTAGGTGAGCGTGGGCCAGAGCTTATTGTTCCTAACCAAGCAGCAAATGTGGTTCCTAATGATCAGTTAGGCGGCTCCAACTTTGTAATTAATATTTCAGCTAATGACACGAAGGGATTTGATGAGCTATTAACAAGCCGCCGTGGAGTTCTTATGGGCTTAATAAATCAATCACTCAATGATAGAGGGAGGCCAGCCCTCGCATGACATACCCAACATCCCCAGCATTTAACGGATTAAATTTACAGTCTGAAAGCCCCACTCTTTTCTCAGAGTCAATAAGTGGGCGGCAGCAATCGCGCAAAATAGGAGGCCAAAAATGGTCTTTTACAGCCTCATACGCTCCCATGAAAAGAACCGAGTTTAACCCTGTATTCAGCTTTGTTGTTGCTCAAAAAGGGCGGCATGGCGTGTTTACTATAGTACCTACAGGTATTAGCTCTCCCAGCGGCTCAGTAAGCGGCACAGTAACGTGTGCAGCAACAGCGCTAGGGTTAGAGTCAGTTACGATAGCGGGGCTTACAGGGACTTTTAAAGCGGGTGACATGATTAAGTTCTCAGGCCATTCCAAGGTTTATATGCTAACCGCTGATCGCGCTGGCAATGGTGCAATGGCATTTACCCCGCCACTGATTACCGCAGTATCAAGTTCTCATACAGTAATTTATAACAATGTACCTTTTACTGTTCGGCTGGCTAACGACATTCAAGGATACAAGCTTGGTGCGGGTATGTTTTTTAGCTATGAAGTGGACTTTATTGAGGCGCTTTCATGAGTAGAGCTATTGACGCTGCTACAATTGCAGAGCTTGCTAAAGACTCATTTGTTACCGCCCACTTGGTAAAAATAGACTTTAGCACCGCTATCTATTTAACAGAAAATTCCTATGCCATTACTTTAGGTGGGAATACATACGCGCCAAGCAGTTCTTTAAAGGGTATCTCCAACATTAATGAAAGCTCAGAGGTTAATATTGCCTCTGTTAGCATAACGCTATCTGGCGTGAGCCAAGATTACATCTCTATTTTATTAAGTGAGTCTTATATTGATCGAAAAGTAACCATTCACAGGGCATTGCTCAATGCAACTGGAGGCATTATTGGAAATCCAATTCTAGTTTATGATGGTCGCATGCAAAGCTTTTCAATAAGCGATTCAACCTCTACCTCTCAAATTGTATTAACAGCCTCATCTCACTGGTCAGATTTTGAGAAGAAATCAGGCAGACGAACTAACCACAATTCTCAGCAAATTTTCTTTGCAGGGGATAAAGGTTTTGAATTTGCGCCCAATACAGTTAAAGACCTCAAGTGGGGGATTGCTTAATGGGTTGGTTTAGCGATTTTTTCAGTGATCCAATTGGAACGATTGGCAATATTGGGCAGTCAATTATTGATGTTACAGTTGATGCTATTTCTGATGTGGTTTCATGGGTGGTCGATATACCAGATCAGAGCATGAACACTTTAGAACAACAGTATCAAGGTGCGTTACTGAATAAGCAGTCTAATATAGCCTCTATACCCGTTATTTATGGTCAAAGAAAGATTGGCGGTGTTCGTGTTTTTGTTGCTACCAGCGGCACTGATAATGTTTATTTGTATATTGTTATGGCTCTTTGTGAGGGAGAGGTTTATAGCATTGGAGAAATATACATTAACGACACTTTGAGCACTGATTCTAAATTCTCAAATCTGTTAACCATAAACAAATACACTGGATCAGATGGGCAAAGCGCTGACTCAATGTTAGTTAATGCTGGCGTAGGCTGGACTTCTGATCACAAGCTATCTGGGGTTGCTTATATTGCTTGCCGATTTAAGTGGGATCAAGATGTTTTTGGAGGCATGCCAATAATTCATGCCGTGGTTCAAGGAAAAAAAGTTTACGATCCCAGAACCTCTGCCATTGCCAGCGTAGCAAATTCCTCTAATCCAGCCTTATGCCTTAGAGATTATTTAACAAACGCCAGATATGGAAAAGCATTACCCGTTTCAACTATCAACAATTCTAAATTTATAATAGCTGCAAATAAATGTGATGCTTTGGTTTCCCCTTATTCTGGCAGTGGTAATCAAAAAATATTTGCTTGTAACGCTGTGATTTCTACAGATAGCCCAGTAATTAGCAATGTAAAAACTATATTGTCTGGAATGCGAGGCTTAATGCCATACACGCAAGGTCAGTATAGTTTAGTCATAGAAGATACTGGCAATTCAACTTTCAGCTTTAATGAGTCTCATATCATTGGTGGTATAAGAATTAACAGTGAAAGCAAAAAAACTAAATTTAATAGAATAATTGCTACGTTTCCAAATCCAAACGCCAATTGGCAAATGGATCAGACTGAATACCCGCCAGCGGGAAGCTCAGAGGAAGCAGGTTATCTGTTAGAAGATGGGGGCGTTGAGTTAACAAAAAATATAGATTTACCCACAACAACTAACATCTATACCGCTCAAGACATTGCTTCAATTGCTCTAAAAAGATCAAGAAAAGGGCTGTCTGTTATCTTTAAATCTACCAGCGAAGGTTTAAATGCAGAAGTTGGCGACTTGGTAGATGTAACTCATCCAACGCCAGCTTGGAATGCAAAAACTTTTAGGGTTCAAAAGATTGCACTAAACACAGATGGAACAGTTAATTTTTCTTTAACAGAACATCAAAATAGCATTTACCCTTGGTCTACAAAAACAGAAGCAGATGATTCACCAAGCACTAATTTGCCTAATCCTTTTTCTGTCGCTTCTCCATTACCGAATAGTATAACGGAAGAGTTATACACCACTGTAAATTCTGTAGGGACTAGATCAAGAGCGTTTTTTTCTTGGAATGCTCCCAATGATGCGTTTGTTTCTGCATACGAAGCTGAATACAAACTTAGTAGCGCATCAACTTATACATTTATTACCAACACAAGCTCAACTGAGGCCAGAGTTGATGATATACCCGCTGGGGTATATGACTTTAGAGTTAGATCAATCAACTCAATTGGGGCTAAGTCTGAGTATGCTTCCATCAACAATAAAACCATCTCAGGACTAACCGCCGTTCCTAGTGATGTTAATAATTTTTCAATCAGAGCTTTGGATGGTCAGTGCCATTTATCATGGTCAAGGGTGACAGATTTAGACGTAATAAATGGTGGTTATGTAAGAATTAGACACACCCCATTGACTGCAAATGCGACATGGGAAGATGGGCAAGACATTGGCGAAGCCGTAGCAGGAAGTCAAACAGCGACAGTTCTTCCTTTGCTTGCTGGCACATACATGGCAAAAGCCGTAGATGAGGGCGGCAGATTTTCAACAAATGCAAAAATTGCAGTGACTACAGTTCCTAACATTATTGATTTTAATGCAGTATTGACTAGCACAGAAAATCCATCTTTTAGTGGTGTAAAAGATAACATGATTGTTTTAAACAATGTTTTAAAACTAGAGGGTGCGCCTCAAACTTTATTATCTGAATCAGGAGACAATATAGTTACCGAATCAGGCGCTAAAATAACAAGAGAAATAGGAGATGCCGCCGTTATTGAAGCTAATGGCTCTTATTATTTTTCCAATTCTGTAGACCTTGGTGCAACTTATACTAGCCGATTAACTGCCAATATTGCCTCTTCTGTTTCAGTTGTTTCAGACTTAATTGATTATAGAGTTCAAAACATAGATCAATGGCAGAATTTTGATGGTGCAAGTTCAGATGCAATTACAGCGGTTTTGCAGCTTAGAACCACTAACAATAATCCATCATCAAATCCCACTTGGACAGATTGGTCTCCTTTTTTAGTTGGTGATTATCACGCTAGAGGTTATGAATTTCGGGTAATAATTACTAATTCAGATTCATCATACAACATTTCAATTACAGCCCTTTCTGTAACTTTGGACATGCCTGATCGCGTTGAAAAAGCCAGTGATTTGTCAGTGGCATCAAGCAGTACAGCCGTGTCATTCGGAAGCAATTTTAAAGCGGTTCCTGTGATTGGTGTAACCATGCAGGACGCTAATTCAGGCGATTACTTTAGGGTCACAAGCAAAGCGCGAACTGGTTTTACAGTTCAATGTTTTAACTCATCAAATACAGGCATTGCAAGGTCTATTAACTGGCAAGCAATTGGCTATGGAAAAGAGGCAGCATAATGGC